GTTGCCAATCCTCCCAATATAACTCATTACCTTCATTAATAAATAGTAAATCCCTTTTACGACCTCTAATCTTTTGTGATTGGTCAAGAGATGTAAATTCTATTAAGTTTCCAAATAAATGATATTCGCTACTACTTTTATTATGAAACTCATCTCTGTATATTTGATAATGGTTTAATATTTGTAAAAAGTCTCTTAATACAGTTGCTCGTAAACTTGGAAATGTTTTACGACATATAGTTATTATTTTATTTTTATTATGTGTACAATAATGAAATATTATAAATAAAAGAATATTATAGGTTTTACCACTACGAGTACCACCTTGCTCAACAACAATTTTTTTATTACTTTTTACTAAATGTTTATAAACAACATTAGTCTGTATCTTCGGTTTTATCAATTATTTCTATTTGAAAGTTAGTAGGCATTCCATCTGCTCCTGTTATTTCTTGTCTTTCAATATATCCTCTTTTCTTTCCTTTTGTCTTTAAATAGAAAATTGTAGCTGCTGTTGATTGTTTTGCGATTTGCTTATGTAATTGACTTTCTGCAAAATCTAAAGCTACATTTTGTAAATCATCTACTTTATTTCTAAAATCTTCATCATTATTATACCATTCATAATATGTGGTTCTTCCCACACCTACTCTTTCACAAGCATTAGTAACTATTCCTAAACTTTTTTTTAATGCTTCTAATAATGCTTTTTTATGGTGTTCGGTTTTGTTCATACTTAATTAAATATTTCTTTAGATTTATCTAGTGCTTTTCTAATTATGTCATCCATATCATAGTAAGAATAATCTCCTAATCTTCCTCCAAATATAATATTAGGATTTGTATTTGACAATTCTTTATATTTATTATATATAATTTTATTTTTATTTAATCCAATAGGATAATAAGGGTCATTTGTTCCATTATATTCTTCAGAATATTCATAGCTTATTATTGTTTTATCTGATTCTTTAGTTTTATTAAAATGTTTGTGTTCAACAATTCTAGTATATGGTATTGATTTTTCGGTGTAATTTATTACTGCATTACCTTGATAATTTTTAGTATTTAATGTTTTGTGTTTAAAATTTAAACTTCTATATTCTAATTTACCAAAACAAAAATCATAATATTCATCTATCATTCCTGTATAAATTAATTTTTTATATTTAATCTTATCTTTTATTTCTTTATAATTAGTATTTAATTTTACTTCTATTCCTTTTAATAATTTTTTAAATATAGGGGTATATCCATTTATTGGAATTCCTTGATATTTGTCATTAAAGTAATTATTGTCAAATGTATATCTAACAGGCAGTCGTTTAATTATAAATGCAGGTAAATCAGTACATTTTCTACCCCATTGTTTTTCTGTATAACCTTTTATTAAAGTATTGTAAACAGTATCACCAACTAATTTCAATGCTTGTTCTTCTAAATTTTTTGGATTTATATTTTTATATTTTTCTTTTTCTTTAATTAAAATATTATTTATTTCATCAATATTATATGTATTAAATAATTGATAAAAAGTATTCATATTAAAAGGTAAATTATATAATTTTTTTTTATATACTGCTAAAGGAGAATTAATATAATTATTAAAATCTGTAAACTTATTTATAAATTCCCAAACCTCTTTATCATCTGTATGAAAAATATGTGGACCATATTTATGAAAGTCAATATTATCTTTTGTATAAGTATAACAATTACCTGCAATATGATTTCTTTTATCTATTACTAAACATTTATAACCTTTTTTTTTAGCATTATAAGCTAAAATTGAACCATAAAATCCTGCACCAACAATTAAATAATCTACTTTAAGCATATTTACTATGTATAACTTTAGGTATTATTCCTTGCCAATTTGCTCTATGATGGTATCTTCCGTGCCTAATAGTTAATTTTACATTACAAGGGTCTACCATAATAGCATAAGCTGCTTTTCTTACAGTACCATCTAATAAATAAATGTCTGTATTACCTCCACTTTCGGATTGTGTTGGTGGCATTTGTATATTCATATACTTTACAAATAATTCATAATTACCTTTTCTATATGTTTCAATAGCATTTATTAAATCATCATTCATTCTGCTTTTCCACTCAGTAAATAAGTTTATATCAGTTGGCATATTATGTGCATTAAAAACTCTATGACCTACATTATGTATCATTTCTGGTCTTGAGTCTGAAGCAACAGCAAAACCCATATTTGTTAATTTACATTCGTTTGCATAATTTGCTAATTTATATAATTCTTTTTCAAATTGTTCTCCATTTAATTTAAACCAATTTTTTTTATTATCCTTTATGTGATAAAATGAAGTATAATCATCATCAAATTGCCAATGTCTTATTTCTCCTCTTTTTTCTGCAATTCTTCTAGTTGCATTTCTTACAGGTACTGCACCACTTGACATTTTTTCTACTCCAAAATTATCTAATAAATCACTTTTTTTTACTTCATCATACCAATCAAAAATTAAAATCCTATCTTCACCCCAATTGGACTTATATTTTTCAATAGTTTCATCATTATTACCACAAACAATAAACCATTGTCCTTTATAATTCATTTTAGTTAATGTCTTAGCAGTACGACAATTAGGTCTGCCTTTTGATATTATATAAATTGTGTTTATTTTTTTATTCATAACCTTTATTTCCTAATTCATCTATTAAATCTGAAAAACCATTTTCTATTAATTGATGTTTGTCTAATAAAACTAATGCAAGTTTTTCAAATATTCTTTTTTCTTCATCATTAGCTTGATAAGCATAATAGTCAGCTATTTTTGAAAATTTAAATTTAGTAAAAAAAGCAACTCTTAATTTTAATAATTCCTTTATATCTTTATTTTTAATTTTTTCAATATCATTATCAAATTTAGTTTCTTTTATGAATAAATCATTTGGAGTATGATTTGTGTCTTTAGGTTCGTATGTAACCTGACCTATTTTTTCAGTATATTGAGCATCTAATTCATCTTCCTTTTTTTCAAAAAACATTAAATCAACTCCCCAATCTTCTATTTCCTGTGTATTCCATTCATTTGCTATTATATCCCAATCCCATTCGCCAAAACCTACATTGTCTTTAATAATAAATTCTTCAATTTGTTTATCTGTTAAATTATTAGCTTTAATAATATAAACTTCTTTTAAACCAACTTCTTTACAGGCTTTATATCTCATATTTCCACCAATAATCCCACCTTCTTTATTTACAACTATTGGTCTGAGCTTTAACATTTCAGGAAATTCCTTTATGCTTTTAACTAATTTTTTAAATTTAAAATCTTTAATTAACCTTGGATTTACAGGGTTTGGAAAAATCTTTTTAATATCAACTTTTTCTATCATAACTATATATATAACGTAAATTTAATTTTTATTTATCTAAGTGCTTAATGTATAAACTAATATCAGTTAATTCTTTTAATAATCCTAATAGTTCTCTTTCATTAAAATTTATTCTATTGTGTCGTTTTTTGTTTTTTTCGTAAGTACAATTATGAATTATAAATTGAATTAAATTGTTTTTATATTTCATAAAATAAGAATAGTCTTTTACTTTATTTTGTTCTTGCAATTTTATTTTATATTATTTTAAATTTAATTTATTTTAGGGTCTATTACTGACCATAATGTCGCTGGAGTTCTATGTGCTTTTGGATTTTTTACACTAGAAAAACCAATTGATTTAATTATTTTATTTTTTTTTGCTAGAACAAATACAGCACCCCAAGCCCTTTTACTTGGTGGCTCATTAAGTATTCCCTCTGATGCAACCCTAACATCTTCAGCCATAAATTCTTTATTTGTTTTAATGTATTCTAGTAAAAATAAATAAGCAAGTTTACCCCATTCTTTATTTTTGTTTTCAGCATTATCATAAGATTTTTTAATTCCTTCATCTCTTAATTTTTTACCTAAGAATAAATCCAATTGTAGTCTCATATAGTTCGTAATTTTAATAGATTATAACATTCAATATACTTTAATTTTGCTTTACTTTTATACTCTTGTTTAAATAATTTATATAATTTTTTTGTGTATTGATATTTTGTAGTACAATCTTTGTAATATTTTTCTGCAAACTTTTTTCCTCGTCCACGAAAGTAATTGACATTGTCACAAGAATCTCCAACTATCATTTGTTCGTAGAAGTTGTATAATGCTTCTTGTTTGCTAATATCTAATACTATTTTATGTTTAGGATGATAATTATACATTAAACAAGGAAACTGCTTGTAATCCTTATCAATACTTATAATCATTACATTATCTCTACCAAATTCATTCGATAATGTATGCCAATATCTCGCTACCATATCAT